TTATTTAATCGATGCAAATGACTTCATAGCTTTCTATAATGAAAAGAAAAGAAAATCATTGAGCTATGAATGGATAAAAAATAATGGTCATCTGATAAGCTGTGATTATCTAAGACCATGCGATTATTTAAAAATCGTAGATAGGATATATGAGTTATGAAGAAAAAATGATAATAAAGGGAAGTATAAAGAGAAGTATAGAGTATAAAAAGAGATATATAGAAGATTGTGAAAATGGGTTAATAGATGATATCGAAGGTTGTTATTCAGCAAAAGAGGAAATTTTAAGATTAGAAAGTGAATTAGAAAACATATAAAAAAGGGGGGTAATTAAATGTTATTAGAAGCCAAAGCAATTAATATAGAAAGTGAAATAGAATTATTAGAATATGAGTTAAAGATAGCTTTGCTAAATGATAGATTTCAAGATGCAGAAGATATTAAATCAGATATAATTGAATTAGAGAATGAATTAATGAGTATGGGGTATTAATTTACCCCAGCTTTACAGAAAGAAGGGGATCTAATGGAGGAATTAGAATTTATACTAAGCCAAAGAAAAATAATTCAAGATAAATACTTAAAAGAAGCTAAAAATATTTGGATAGAGTTTGACGGTGAAGAAGCAGATAAGAAGCATAAAAAACTTCATAGTGAATATAGAAACAAAGATTACTTTCTAGAAAGCTTACAAGCTAAATTAGAAGATATTTTAAAGGATATAGAGTATTATAAAACTAAGTAAAGGTGGTATTAGAAATGAATAGAAGCGAAAGTATAAGTAAATTAGCAGTATCTTTAGTAAAATTTAATAGTGAAGTTTCAAAGATAGCAAAGGATGCTGAAAACCCATTTTTTAAAAGTAACTATGTAACACTTGATAAGCTTATAGAAGCCACAAGACCAATATTACAAGAAAATGGTTTAGTAGTAATGCAAAGCCCATTATCAAAAGAAGATGGAAGTGTTGGAATACAGACTTTATTAATCCATGAAAGTGGGGAATTTATAGAAAGTGAGCCAATATTTATGAAACCTGCAAAGGCTAATGATCCTCAACAGGCTGGAAGTATAATAAGCTATATGAGAAGATATAGTTATCAAGCTATACTTAATTTGAATACTGGGGAAGATGATGACGCAAATAAGTCTACAAGTGAAGAAGATAAAAAAGCAAAATTAAATAAAAAAAGCTATTCAGAAGAAAGATTAATAACAGAAGCTCAAATAAACAGATTAAAAATAATATCAAAAGGAATAGACGTTAATGTATTAAAAGACATTATAGCAGGATATGGATTTGAAAGTAGCAAAGAAATAACTATGAATAAATATAATCTTATATGTGATGAAATAGAAGGATTAAAAAATAACATAGGGGCTTAATGTAGCCCTTATTTTTATATATGGGGGAGAATTATGGATATAAAGAAATGCAAATACAAAATAATTATAGATACAAGAGAAAAAAAGATACAAAATCACATACTAAATAAATTTGATGAAGGGTTTGAAAATAAACCTAGCCACCATGATATGTATAGGGGGAAAAAATCAACTTATTCAGACCCAGTACAATATTACATCCAAGAAAAAGGACTAAAAGTTGGAGATTATACTATAGCGGTACAGTTACCAAGTGGAGAAGTTATTAATTTTCAAGATAAGATAGTTATTGAAAGAAAAGCTGATCTAAATGAGTTAGCATCAAATTTTTATGATTCTAAAAGTAAAGATGAAAACGGGCTTACAAGAATAGAGAGAGAGTTTTTAAAAGCAAAAGAAAAAGGTATTAAGATACATTTATTAATTGAAACTGAAGATGTTATAAGTAAGATATTAAGTAGTAAACATTTTAGATATGATAAAGCTTCAAAAATAAATCCTAAAAGCTTTATGATGATGTTTTTAAGCTTGTGTAATAGATATGATATTAATGTTTGGTACTGCAATAAGAAGGATTCTGCTAGAATAATCCATGATCTTTTATATGTTCACGCGAGAGAATATTTGAAAGGTGTCGAATAAAAGCTACTTTAGTAGCTTTTTTATTTTATTTGTCTAACGAAACTTTGCAATATTTATCGGTTAATTCGATATAATATATTAAAGTGATAAAAACATAACAAAGTGTTAGGTGGTGAAGAAATGAAAATTAAAGAGTATAGGACTATTAAGGGGTATACTCAAAGGGAAATAGCTGAATTACTAGGTATAAAACAAAATACTTATTCTGATAAAGAACTTGGGAAAAGTAAATTTACAATAGATGAAGTAAAACTTATAAAAGAATTATTTGAAGTAACTTATGACGATTTATTAAGCTAACTGGGGGGAATAACATGGAGCAATATTTTATAACATTGCAGTCATTTACACTTGAAGAATATGACGTTTGGAAACAATTAAATAAACATTGTAATTATGACACAAATATAGCAGGATATACAGTTAATCAATTAGTTGTAAATTCTGATGAAAGATTAAATCTTACTACTAAGAAAGTTAGAAATATATTAAAGAAATTTGAAAAAGAGGGATATATTAAACCTGTAAAAGCTGGTTGCAAAGGCAAAGAAAGCACTTTAGAGATAACAATTAAAGGGCAGCTATTCGGCAACAATGGGGCAAATAAAAACGAGGAATTGCAACAAGTTGACGATACTAAGGGGCAACAAAAGGGCAACAATGGGGCAACACTATCAAAGAATAAAGATAAAAATAATAATATATATAGTGTTGTTATTGATTATTTAAACATAAAAGCCAATACAAGTTACAGGATAAATACTAAAAATACTCAAAGTTTAATAAATGCTAGAGTAAAAGAAGGGTTTACAGTAGATGACTTTAAAAAAGTTATAGATAACAAAAGCAAAGAATGGTTAGGAACAGATTTTGAAAAGTATTTAAGACCAGCAACTTTGTTTGGTGGAAAATTTGAAAATTATTTAAATGAAGCAAATAAAAAAGCACCTGTTGGAGCAGGTACTCAAAATAATAATTTAGTTAATCCTAATATATGCAATAATGGGGGCAAATATACAAGAAAGGTTGAAATGTTATGATTGATATAAAAAAGATTAGGGAAGATATTCAGATTCAAATAAGAGCAGAAGAAGTCAAAAATAAAATAACTTCTGATTTGTGCTTAAAATTAGATAAAAACAATAAATGTTTATGTTTTAAACATAGTGAAAAAGTTCCATCAATGAGTTTTGATATGAAAGGAAAAACTTTTAGATGTTTTAGTTGTGGGGCAACTTATAACATAATAGACCACTATAAAGAATACTATAACAAGTCATATATAGAAGCTATAAAATCAATTGTAACGGATTTTAATATATCAACTGATAAATTAATCATTAAAACAGAAAGAAAGCCTATAAAAGCCCCTACAATTTACAAAAATGATATATCTAAAACTATTAATTATATAAATAAAAGATGTATAACTGAAAGCACCTTAAAATATGCAGATGTAAAAGAAGATAATAAAGGCAATATAGTATTTGTTTATAAAAATGAGCTAGGAGAACATATAACAAATAAATATAGACCTGCTAGGAAAATAAATAAAGACAAAAAAGAATTAAAAATGTGGTTTGAATCTGAAACAAACATAAATACTTTATACCTTATGGATAAAGCTGATATAACTAAGCCACTTGTAATATGCGAGGGTGAATTTGATGCACTTTCATTAATAGAAGCTGGATATAAAAATTCGGTATCAGTTCCTACTGGTTGTAAGTCTACTGAATGGATAACTACCAACTGGACTTGGTTAGAACAATTTGAGGAAGTTATTCTTTGGTACGATAATGACGAAGCAGGAAAAGAAGGAGTAAAAGAAGTATTTAATAGGTTACCTAATAAGGTTGTAAAAGTAGTTTATTCTGATATATGCAACGATATAAATGAATTATTATTTAAGTATGGTAAGCTAGCAGTATTAAAACAACTTGAAAAAGCTTCAACACCTTTAGTTGATGGGGTTAAAAGTACAAAGCAAATATCAACTTTTAATATATATGAAGCCGAAACAGTTCAATTAGGAATAAGTAAAATAGATGATAGAATGATTGGTTTACCTTTGGGAAGCTTAAATGTAATTACTGGGCGAACTGGTGAAGGAAAATCAACTATTCTAAATCAATTTTTCATAGGTGAAAGCATAAGGCAAGGATATAAAGTGTTTTTATTTAGTGGAGAACTTACAGAAAGTAATGCTAAAGGGTGGCTATTAGATACACTTGCAAATAAAGAAGATTTGCTAGAATTTACAAGTAAAAAAGGATATAAATATAAAAAACTTTCATCAAATGCAGTTAGTAGAATAGATGATTTTTTAGAAGATAAATTTTATTTATATACAGAGGAAGATTATAGTATAAATGCAATTATATCTAAAATGGAAATTATGGCCAAAAGATACGGTGTAAAAGTATTTTGCATAGATAACTTAATGGTTACTGAAAATGATGAAAAAGAAGAGTTAAGAAATCAAACAGAAATAGTTAAAAAACTAAAAAGTTTTGCTAAAAAATATAATTGTATAGTTCACTTAGTAGCACATCCAAGAAAAGCACAAAATGGTCAAATTGGACTTGATAAATCAGATATATCAGGAAGTGCTAATATAACAAACTTAGCTGACTATGTAATGATAGTTCAAAGGGTATATGAAGAAGATGGAACAGATAAACATACTACATTAACTATAAATAAAGATAGATATATGGGAGTTAATATAGGCATAGAGTTGTTATTTGATAAAGACAGAAGAAGATTCTATTGTAAAAACGGTAATGGTGAAGAATTAGAAGTTGATTATTTTATGCAAAACTTAGAGCAGATAAATATAGATAGTTGGGAGAACATTTAAGGGGGATTAACCAATGGTACAGTCAGAATGGGGACACGATATAGAATTAAAATATACTTATAAAAATGAAACTGTGGGAGAGCTTAAAACTTATACTTTAACTAAAGAAGAACTTGAAAAATATTTAAGCAAACCTAGGGAGGTTAAGTATAGGAGAGTTAATAATGGATAGTGTTGATAGAAATAAATTATTATTAGAATATCAAAAGCTATTAGATAGGCTTGATAAAGCTGAAGCATGGGCAAGAGAACATGACTTTATTTGGGATGATGTGAAAAAAAATAAATTTAAGATTTGGCACGAAAGGGACAATATAATAAAAGAGATAGAATTTATTAGAGAATTATTAGCTACTGAATAAGTAGCTTTTTTTATTGCCAATACTTACAAGTATACTTATTTTTATTTTGGATATAATATTAATATATAAAATTAAATAAAAACACATACGGGCAATTTACTGTCCGAAGGTTGAGGTATAAGGTAAAATGTGAAGGTTAAGACCAACTCACTACTTATAACACTCGATAAATCACATAGTTTTAAATATTGCGTGGTATGTAAATTCCTTTTTTTATTATATATATGAGCCATTATATTGAGCTTTATATTAACTACGTGGTATGTAAACTTTATTTAGCTTCTAAGAAGTTTTATAAGTGGCTTGTTTTATATTAACTACGTGGTATGTAAACGTATTAATACAAGAAAAATTAACTGAAAAAATAACTGTTTTATATTAACTATGTGGTATGTGAATTTGTAAACAACTTCTTTTATATCAAAGTAATTATTAGTTTTATATTAGCTATGTGGTATGTGAATTTGATAGAAGCAAAGGATTTAGTAATATTAAAAGGTTTTATATTAACTATGTGATAGGTAAACATATCGCAACTCTGTGTATAGTTTTATAAATTATGTGTTTTTAAAAGGTCTTTATGACCTTTTTTTATTGGAAAGGATTAAAATTATGATTACTGTTAGAAAATTAAAATTAATAATAGTGAATGAAAATGAAGAACTAAGAAAGCAACAATATAAATTTATAAGAGATAGCCAATATGCACAGTATCAAGCACTTAATTTAGGTATGGGGTATATAATGACTGGTTATCTTGCAAACAATAGAGATATAAAATCAGAAGGTTTTAAAGAACATCAAAAGAATTTTAAAAATTCTAATCCTATATTTAAAGACTTAGAGTTAGGAAAGGGAATAGACACCTTATCAGCAGTAACTCAAAAAGTGAAAAAAGATTTTAGCACATCTTTAAAAAATGGTTTAGCTAAAGGCGAAAGAAGTTCTATAAACTATAAAAGAAACTTTCCATTAATGACTAGAGGTAGAAATTTAACATTTTATGAACAAGACGGAGAAATACTTATAAAGTGGGTAAATAAAATAATTTTCAAAGTTGTATTTAATGCTAGAAAAGAAAATACTTTAGAACTTCAACATACATTACAGAAGATATTAAATAAAGAATATAAAGTAATGCAAAGTAGTTTGGAATTTGATAAAAATAATAATTTAATACTTAATTTAACCTTAGATATACCATTTAAACAAGAAGAATTATTTATAGAAGGCAGGGTTTTAGGCGTTGATTTAGGAGTTAAATATCCAGCTTATGTGTGCTTAAATGATGATACCCACAAAAGAGAACATATAGGAGAAGCACTAGAACTTATAAAGCAACGTAAACAATACCAAGATAGAAGGAATAGAACGCAACAACAATTAAAAAATGTCAAAGGTGGCAAGGGTAGAGGTAAAAAATTAAAAAATCTAAATAGATTAAGTGAATGTGAGAGGAATTTTGCTAAAACATATAACCACATGATAAGTAAAAGAATAATTGAATTTGCTAAAAAATATAAATGCCAATATATTAATATGGAGAAATTAACTAAAGATGGTTTCAATGATAGTATACTAAGGAATTGGAGTTATTATGAACTTCAAAGAATGGTGGAGTATAAAGCAAATAGAATAGGTATAAAAGTGAGATATGTTAATCCAGCTTACACAAGTCAAACTTGCAGTAAGTGTGGGCATATAGATAAAGAAAATAGGCAAACTCAAGAAAAGTTTAAATGTACTAAATGTGGTTTTGAATTAAATGCAGACCATAATGCAAGTATAAATATTGCTAGAAGTGAAGATTTTATTAAATAGACTAGGTTAATCCTAGTCTTTTTTATATTAAAAAATCTACCACCTAAAAGATGATAGATTCCTAAGGTAGCGAAGAGATATGATTAAATCGTACAAAATATTTTATATACTAGGTTTTGCTACCATGTTAAATAATACCAATAAATAATTATTAAGTAAACATAAAATATATATAATTTTGTAAAAATATGATATAATATTAATATAATATCAATATGATATTATGGAGGTGATTAATTGAAAAAGAGCTTCTTATTAAGAATAGATGAAGAAATATTTGATAAAGTAAAAGATATTTCAGAGGTAGAAGAAAGAAGTATTAACTATATGCTATGCAAGTTAATAAACAAAGGGCTAAATAGAATAAATTTAGATGAGAGTATTGAAAAAGATATTGAAGATTTTGCAAACAAAAAAAAGATGACCAAATCTGAACTTATTGAAAGTATTTGGAAGGCCTATAAAAAGACATATAAATAAAATCAAGGGGAGTAAAATGAAAAGTCAAGCAGATATAATATTTAATCATATAGAAAAACAAAAAGGGGATTTTGTAGTTCCTGTAGAAACAGTTAATGATAAGTTATTAGCTTATGCACTTAACCAATATGTGTGGAAGTATAATATATTTAATAAAGTTATAGAAAAAGAAGAAGCTGAAAAAAAAGCTAAATACAATAGCATAATCCTTGCACCATACTTTGCTTTAGAATCTGAGAGGTGGAGCAAAAACATAGGGGTAAAAATTGACTTTTGGTCAGAACAAGAGCATGAGAAGTTCAAGGATTATTTTATGAATAAGTACAAACATATGATGAAGTAATGAGAATTATAAAGTTTATATTAATGTGTTATCTAATTATTAAGATGGCAATATTTATAAGTGAAAAGGAGAATAGAAGATGAACAAAGTAGTATTAACTGGAAGAACAACTAGAGATGCAGAATTAGGATTTATAGGAGCAACAGGCACTCCAAAAATGACTTTTTCTTTAGCCGTAGAAAGAAATTATCAAAAGGATAAAAATAATAAAAAAGTTGATTTTATAAACTGTGAAATGCTGGGGCAGCATACAGAAAAATTATGCCAATATATAACTAAAGGAAAATCTATATTAGTTGAAGGTGAATTAAATATAGATCAGTACGAAAAAGACGGAGAGAAAAGAAGCTTTACTAAAGTAAAAGTTGATAGATTAGAATTTTTAAGCAGCAATAATAATACTGAAAATAAATCTAATACAAATACTTTAGAATTTACAGAATTTCAAGAAGTAGACAATGACGAGATACCTTTCTAATTAATAGGGGGTATAAGTCATGGGGTTTAATTTTGAAAGATATAGTGAGATAGTAGAAAAAATAAACTCTTTAGCTGATGTATTAAATGAACAGAATGAAGAAGGCTATATGTCTTTTAAGGTTCAAGATACTTTGTGTAGGATAATACAAGAAGCTAACAGGGTTAATACATATATAAGGCACTATAAAGATAAGTAGGGGGAAGATATGATAATGTTTGAAATAGAAGAAAAAGAAATGGTAGACCACCCGAGCCATTATAACATGGGTAAATATGAAGCTATTGATGTTATAGAGGATTGGGAGCTTGGATTTAACTTAGGCAATACCATAAAATATATATCTAGGGCAGGACATAAAGACGATATAGTTCAGGACTTAAAAAAAGCAATGTGGTACTTAGATAGAGAGATACAAAGATTAGAAAACAGGAAGAAATAAGACATAAAATACCTAGTTTTATGCCATTTTTTTAAGCATTAGCGTTTTCAATAGGTTTAAGGCTTTTAAAAATTTTATGTCAGTACTGACAGTCAGTAATACAGATAAAGAAGGGATATAAAAATGAAAAATACACTGGGAGATTTAAACAACCACCTATTCATGCAACTTGAAAGATTAAATGATGAAGATATAAAAGGGGAGAAACTTTCAGAAGAAATTGAAAGAAGCAAAGCAGTAGCAAATATAGCTAAAGAAATAATATTAAATGCTAGGGTTGTGCTTGAAGCTAAAAAATATTCTACTGAATATATGCAAGAAAACCCTAAGATGTTAGAGGGTTAATAGTATGACTGGTAGACCTAAAGGGAGTAAAAATAAAAGGCTTCATAAATGGAGTGAAGAAGAAAAAGAATATTTAGCTTCTATTGTAAAAGGTAGGACTTATAAAGAAATAGCAAATTTAATGAAAGATAAGTTTAATTATGATTTTACAGACCAACAAATCAAAGGGGCTATGAATAGATATAATTTAACTACTGGTACTACAGGGTGCTTTAGAAAAGGAAGTATACCTTGGAACAAAGGGCTTAAAGGCTATATGGGTGCAAATAAAACATCTTTTAAAAAAGGAACCATGCCCCCTCAATATAGACCAGTGGGAAGTGAAAGAGTAAATAAAGACGGATATATTGAAATAAAAGTTGCTGATCCTAGAACGTGGAAACTAAAACAAAGATATGTTTATGAACAATATTATGGAGAAATTCCAAAAGACCACAATGTTATATTTGCAGATGGAAACAGGCAAAACTTTGATATAGATAATTTAATAGCAGTATCAAGAAGTGAAATGCTCATATTAAACAACAATAAATTAATATATAAAGATAAAGAATTGACTAAAACAGGAGTTAATATAGCCAAGATACTTAGCAAAGCTTCAAAACTAAAATCAAGGGGATAAAATGGCTAAAGACAAATATAAATACATAGAAAATTTATTAAGAAATTACAAAAAGAATAAATCAAGAATAAAAATACTTGAATTGGGTATAGTTACTGATGATGATTTTACTATAAGTGCAATAGATTACTCAAAAGAAAAAATCCAAACTTCAAATCAAAGTGATTTATCTGATTTAGTTGTAAAAAGAGAAAAAGAATTAGATAAATTAAGATATGAAGTTAGCTTAACTGATGCACTTTTAGAAAGCTTAAATACTAAAGATAGATACATAGTAGAAGCATTCTATATAGAAAATATTAGAATGAATAAAATAGCATTAAAATTAAACTATTATGAAACTAAAACTATATGGATTAACAAAGACAGAATTATAAATAGCTTAGTAAATTTAGTAGAGTAATTGAAATTACTACGTTTTTACTTTTAATTTACGTTTTATTTTCATTTTAGATATAGTAATATATTATTGTTACATGATATATAAACATATATTGTATAAAACTCCTTAAAATGCCACCTAGTTTTAGGTGGTTTTAATTTTTTCATTTTTATTTATCCTTTTATTTGATTTTTTATTTTAGAGTATTAATTAATTTTAGTACTCTAACATTAAAACTCAAAG